ACATTTGAAAAAGCTCTTAAGAATGAAAAGCTACTCACTCTAATTCAAACGACAATATCACCAGCTGATAAACAAATGCTTAATAAGTTAGCTAATGAAGCTGGAGTAAGCAATATTGAGGGAGCTTTTATTAAAGACCCATTTATTAAAGATTCTATAATGAATATTTTTTACGATAAGGTTTCTAGCAAAAGCGAAGGAAGTCCTGTTACTCATATGCAAGACACAATTCGCCAGATTGGAAAAAGAATTGGCGTTCAGAAGAACGCATCAACTGGCAAGCTTGAGTTCGTAACTAACCCTATTCTTAAAGTAGCTCAGTCAACTGTTCCTTCTGTTGTTGGAAGCCCTGTTGTTACTTTAACAAATGAAAATATTATAAGCGATGTAAGGGATAGGTTTGTAAATGGTTTAACAGGTCAGTTTGATTTAATGAAACCGCCTACAAAAGCCCAAGAATATATGTATGGTATGTTTGAAAGACTAAACTCAGGTGCTCAAGATGAGACAACAATGCACTTTCATGCAAATGAAACTTATGGCGGTGATCCTACATATAGCGTTTATCTTAGGGACGAGTTTGAAAGAGTTCATCTTGTAACAGACACATACTCATATGACTTTAAAGATAGCACTGCTTATAAGGAAACTTATCAGGAAGTCGTTGGACAGCTTAAAACAGACAAAGCAAAGCAGTTTTGGTCTATGTATGGGTTGATGGATAAAAGTCTTGTTCAATCTACTTTTCAGTCTATGGAAAGAAACAGAAACGACAAGTCCCTAAATGGACTTATTAATGCTTGGAATAGTTTTAACGATGCAACAGCCTTTAGTATGAGTTCTGGTGTTTCTGGAACAGTTACAGCTAAAGAAACTGGCGGATACTTTGGAAGAGCTAGGGAGGGAGACATTGATGTATGGAGTGTCGACACCTTAACAGAAGAAGAAAAAAATGATTTTTTCTATATTGTTGATCGTTTCTTAACACTAGGTTGGCGTTAATGCAAAACATTGATTGGGATTTTATTGGCGAGCTTGAAGGCAAGCGTAAGCTAAGGGGCTATGTTCCTGATGCCAAAAACTCAGACTCAGGAGTTACTATTGCTACTGGGTTTGATCTTGGTGCTAGAAAGCTTTCTGATCTTGCTGGTCTTCCTCAGGATATAATAGATGTTATAACGCCTTATCTTGGGATCAAAGGCGCAGAAGCAGCTGAAAAAGCAAAGGATCTTAAGATTGACGATTCTCAAGCGAAGATTATTGATGAGTTCTCACACAAAGAATCATACGACAGACTTAGCAGCAAATGGGAATCTGCAACTGGTACCTCGTTTTCTGAGCTACCTGAACACGAAGCAACTGTTATTGCATCTGTTGCTTTTCAATATGGTGATTTGGCTTCTCGTACTCCTAATTTCTGGAAACAGGTAACTGGTGGAGACTGGGACGGTGCTGTAAGCAATTTGCGTAACTTTGGTGATCGTTACGAAACACGGCGCAAAAAAGAAGCTGAATATTTTCAAAAAAAAAGACTTGATTTTACTTTGAGCAAAACAGCACCAGAAGACGCACCGTCACGTCAGTTAAGCAACGAAGAGCTTATGAAAAAAGTTCAAGGTCAAATTCTTGCTGCGTCTGGAAAGTCGCAAGCAGCCCCCACCACTGTCGGTGAGGAAGTTGATTTTGAGATATCTGCAAAGCCACTAGAAATAGAGGATGTGTTAACTGAGCCTGCAATTAAGGCTTCAATAGATACAGAGATAGTTGATTTTGATATTGCTCAAACAAATCAGCAACGTCAATTTGATGAGGACTTTTATGATTCTCCTTTAGCTGTTGATCGAAGCACAAAAGCAAATTCACAGTTACCAAAGACTAAAGATATTGCTGACTCGTACACTAGTTTGTATGGCAAGTCTAATGAGGTTCACGGTTCTAGAGTGCAGTCTAAATTTGGCACTCAAGATGAATATGATTATGCAGTTTTTGATGAAACATTTGAGAATGTTTGGGGTGCTGCTTTTCGACAAAACAATTTTATACCAGCCCTCAATCGTATGTTGGAATCTGCTGATGCTCAGTATGATTCTGTTAGCGGTTACGATCCATTTAACGATGAAAAGTTAAAGTCTCAGATAGGCGGCTCTGATGGACTTTGGATGTTCCGTTATAGCTCAAGTCCAGCTGAATCAATGTTGAAGTTGGAAAGAATGAGAGAAGATGCTGAAGACATGGCGTTTCTTGCCGCTACTGACAGCACAGGAGCACAGGTAGTTGCTTCTCTTACTTCTCCTACAACTGCTCTTCCTTTGGCTCCAGCAAGGGTAATGAAGATGGCCTCAGGAAGTAAGCGTTTTGTTGGAGGCACTGCATTTACAAGCGCAGTTCTTTTTCCAGAGCAGATGCTTATAGAATCTCAGAATGAATATCGTGATGCTTCTCACTCAGCTCTTATGTTAAGTGCGCTTAGTCTTATTGGTGGTGGTTTAACAGCTAAATTTGGTAAAGGGCCTGCAATTGTTGACACGCCAACTGGCAGTGGTGGGGAGCAGATTTATCGTTCAGCTGGTGCTAATGTTTCGCCAGAGCGTTACCGTCAAAGTATGTATGCCACAATGGAACAGGATGCGTTAAAGGAAACAGGTATAGGGCTAGAGAAGCTTCCTTGGAATCCTGTTATTCGCATGCTCAACAGTCCCAATCCATTTGTTAGGCAAATTGCTACTGGGTTAGTAGATGTTGGCGGCATGATGCAGAAGAAGGTAGATGAAGGTTTGTCTATGGATCATTCTGTAGAATCTACCTTTAGAGCTAAATATCTTGGCCCTTTGCGTCTAGCTATTACAGAATCTGATAAGGCTTACTTGGCTTATAGAGGTAGGGCTGCATCACAAAGCGACATAGCTCGTTCTGTTCAGATGCTAAGAACATCTGTCAGTGATATGTTTAATAATGCTGGAACTTATTTAACCCACGTTCAGTTTAGAAACCGTGTAGCAAAAGCTATGCGTCGTGGAGATGTTGACAATATTGGTGATGATGCTTCTGAATTTGTTACTCAGGCAGCTCAGTCTTATCGCAGAATGTTTAATCTTGTTAAAGATGAAGCCAATAAAGTCCGTTTATTTGAACGTCAATTAGAAACAGATCTTGCAAAGGCGAGGGCTGCAAATAATGCAAATAGAATACGTCAGCTTGAAGAAGCGATAGTCAAGCTTCAAGAGCAAGGCGTTACTGCTAACAATGCTTTGTCATATGTCCCACGCATTTTTCGTGTTGATAAAATCATGGAGCGTTCAGCTGAGTTTCTATCAATTATAGAGCGTCACGCAGTCAACAATATGCGTATGTCTCGTTCAGCAGCCAAAATATATGCACAGAATGTTATGGATACCGTGACACGCAGTAGACCATATCTTGATTTAGACGGAGCAGCCGATCAATTGGATTTTGTTATCTCCCCATCTGGATCAAAGGCGTCTACGTTAAACATACCTGATGATCTTCTTGAGGAATTTATCGAAAACGATATTGAAACATTGCTACGTCATCATGTTAAAACCATGGGCGTAGATATAGAGCTAACTGCTCGTTATGGCAGTATAGACATGAAGTCTGTTATTGATGAGATAACAGAAGAATATAACACTTTAATGGGTAAAGTTGGCAGTACCATAGATAACATAACAACTGGCACTCCTGTTTCTATTAGAGTATTTAGAGGTAGTGGGGGTAAAGGCAAAGTCTCTTTTAATGAGTCTGCTTTAGGAGATGGTTTATACTTTGCCACAAATGCTAAAACCGCATCTCGTTTTGGAAAAAATGTTGATGAAGTAAATATAAATTTAAAAAATCCACTGAAAATTGTTTCTGACTCTGATTTTTTATCTTTGCTTGAAAGGGCTAGTTTGAGTGCTAAAAGTGCGGCAATAAAATTCGGCCTTAATCCTGACGCTCTTTTAAAAGCAAAAAAATCTTATGATGACTTTATGTCTTCTATGATAAAGAAAAGAAAAACCTTAAAAGGCAAAAAAGAGATTGATGCTTGGTTTAAAGAGTTTGATGCTAATTATAATAAAATTGCCGAACCGTATATGCTTTCAAGGCGTGCTAACTTTAAAGCTCTTAGTCAATGGGCTAAAGAAAGTGGATATGATTCCATATCAATAAATTTTGGCGTTGATGATTTTAGGCAAGCAACTAAAGGAAAGCTTACTCCTATTAAAATAATGAAAGAATATGACAATATTGTTTCTAGATCACAAAAAAGCCAAATGTTGGAAGAAAATTTTTCTCATGATCAAATATTTGTTTTTAATAAAAACTTTAATGAGTTTGGGTCGTTAAAGGGAACTCAAAAAGCAGAAGATATTTC